GCAATTGTGGCGAGTGCTCAAAGATGGTCGCGTCGCTTGCATCCATACAAAGGACCGGATCCAGTATGGGACGATGACCGGTACCGGCATGTATTCTGTCAATGAGTTCAGCGATAAGACGGTTGCAGCGTTCAAGAAGCACGGTTGGCTATACATGGGCCGAATTGTGATTGATACCGACGTGGTGCGAGAGAATGCACAGACTTACCGATTGGGCCACACCGAGAACAGCAAAGACTCAACAAAGATGGGTTGCGGGTCTACCGAGTTCGTTTTGTTGTTTCGTAAGTGGAATCCGTCGATGAGTCCTAATCAGACGGCCAACGGGCCAGATCCAGTCACGAAAGACAAAGAGCAGTATTCCAGGTCGCGTTGGCAGATCCATGCAAGCGGGATTTGGCGATCTAGCGGTAACGAACTAATCAATCCTGCAATGCTTGAAAGCATGACGACATCGGAGATTTACCACTGGTGGCGAAAGTACGCCAAGGATCATCGCTACAACTATGCTGATCACGTTGCATTCACTGAGGCAGTCGAAAAGGTCGGTAAGCTTCCAGCGTCGATGATGCTTTTTGCTCCGGTCAGCAACAACGAAGATATTTGGACGGATATTATCCGAATCAAAACCTTGAACACCGAACTGAGCCGGAAGACTTCGGAAAACCACGTTTGCCCGTTGCAATTGGACGTGATAGAGCGGCTTGTAGAGCGATACAGCAATCCTGGCGATGTTGTGCTCGATCCCTTCGGCGGCGTGCATTCGACACCATACCAAGCGATCAAGATGGGACGCAAAGGATGGGGCATTGAGTTGAATCCTGACTACTGGAAATTCGGGGTAAGTTTCTGCGAGCGTGCAGAGCGAGAATTAACCGCTCCGACATTGTTCGATTTGGACGCACTCGATGAGCCGGTAGAAATCGCATGACCGACCAAGAAATCCTCGAATACTACGGCGAGCGGCTTGGCGTGGCGATCAACTGCGGCGAGCTAGACGAACACAAGGCGATTCTGCAAGCCTATAGTGAATTGCGGAAAGTTTATACTGGGCCGGTGCCTGAGAGCATCAAGGCCGACATCAAGAAAGCGAAGGGGTTGAAATGATTGATTTCAGCAAGATAACAAAAACGCTCGATGGGTTCGATTGCCACTACTTTGGGACGCGGGAAAGTTTCGGAAGGCAGGTCCATTGCTTCGCGGTGTTCCATCCGCTATTGGGAACGGCGGAGGTCCAGTGCGATGGCGACGGCAAGCGGCTGAAATTCGAGAATGGCTTATGGGTCGAAAGCGCAGCCACTAACTACCAGATCGTCAAGCCAATGCCAACGGTCGAGGTTACGCGGTGGTTGTGCTTTAAGCATATACCGACGCATTCCGAAGATTCTGTTGTAGTGCATTGCATGATTCGAGAGCCGAGCGCCGACGCAATCGACCGAAACAAATACTTTAAGGTCGAAAGACGCGTTTGGAAGGTGGAGGTGCCAGAGTAATGTTTTCCTACCAAGCCAAACTGATCGAGGTTATTGACGGCCACACGGTGGACCTGCTGGTCGATCTCGGATTTGGAGTCCACGTCAAAGAGCGTTTCAGGCTCTACGGAATCGACGCTCCTGAGATGCCAACGGAAGCAGGCAAGATCGCCAAGGCGTACTTAGAATCGATTCTAGGGACCGCCATAGAGCTATACGTTGCGACTCGAAAGATGATCAGACGACCGCAAGAGAAGACGGATAAGTATGGTCGGTATCTTGCGGTGCTGTACGATAACTACCACGACGTTGAAGCGGATGTTGACGAGACTAAGATCAACATGATGCCAACGTCCATAAATTTACGCATGACCTACACAGGCCACGCCAAGGAGCGGTACTGGAAATAGCAGTTGACTCGCTAGGGCCTCATTGAGCCCGAAAGAGTTGGTTCGGTGCCAGAGCCGGGATTGCCTTCACTCCCAATCGGCATCAAAGCGGCGGTCTGATACGAGCCGTGACGCTAGCTCGGCCTCGAAAGGGGCCGGGCGACTTTTTAACACTTCTAGGAATCTAGGTGCAAAGATGAAAAAGCTGATTTATCACGACCGTTATTACGCAAGAGATGATGGTCATATCGAAAACGCATTGACTGGCAAAGTCTTATCTGGTGGTAAAAACAGCAGGGGCTATCTTACGGTTTCGCTTTACGATGGCTCTACACCTAAAAGGCCAAAATCGTTTCTGGTCCATCGGTTAGTTGCCGAAGCTTTTTTGGGAGAGAGCGGATTGCAGATCAATCACAAAGACGGAAACAAGACAAACAATGAGATTTCGAACCTTGAGTTTGTTACGGCAAAAGAAAACACTAGGCACTCCATCGAGGTTCTTGGAAACGATCAGTTTGGCACTAATAGCCCAGTGTGCAAGCTATCCGAGGAAGCCGTTAAAGACATCCTGTCTAGCGATCTACGAAACGCCGATCTAGGGCGAAAATACAATGTGCACCCAGCATACGTTGGGCAGATTCGCAAGGGTTTGTATAGGGCTCGCGGGTAACATTCCGTTTTTCTCGGATGACTTTTTAAGGTAGAATCATGGCGTCAGGTTGCAAGCCCGACAACAAAGAAACAACTCCCCCAGCGGTATCTTTTGGTGCGTCTACGCGCCAGGGCTTGCAACCGTATATCGCTGGGGGATTTTCCATTTGCGGGGACGCATAGCATGAGCAACGAGACTGACGGCAACAAGCGAAAGAGCCCAAGCGCAAAATCTCCGGGGTTTTGGTTTTTCACGGGCGATTGGCTCAAGGATCCTGAGTTGCGATTTTGTTCCATTTTTGCTCGCGGTTTGTTAGTCGATTTGCTTTGCTTCATGTTCGAGTCTAAAGAACGCGGATATCTGATTTGGCCGGACGGATCCCCAAGGTCAAATGAGGATATCGCCGACGCGGTTTCAGGCGGGGACCGGTCAGATAAGGTCAAGGCGATCGAGGAACTGGAAAGAAAAGGCGTTTTATCCAGGGATTCTCGCGGTGTTTTATTTTCCCGCAGGATGGCAAGGCTTGGAGAGATATCGCAAATGCGAAGCAACGCAGGCAGCAAACCCAAAACAAAACAGGAACAAACGCCAAACAAAACAGGAACAAAAGGCGAACAAAAACCGGGGGTTACGGATACGGATTCTGTTTCGGATTCAGTAAATAAAACCCCCCTTACCCCCCAAGGGGGAGGTGTTGTTGTCTCTGAGGAAAAACCGAAACAGCCTGAACAGCGCGCGGGAGATCCTCCACCGAAGCGAACCCGCAAGACTCAAGAGACGATCGGAGAATTCCAGATCCCTAAACGACTGGACACCCCTGAGGTCCGCAAGGCACTCGAAGATTTTGAGACAATGCGCATCAGGACAGGCAAGCGGATTCGAGATCGCGGGAATGTTTGCCGAGGGTGGGATAATCGATTTGTCGACGTTGCTCACTTGCTAGCCTGCATCGATATTACGATTGCCAACGAGTGGCAAGGCATCGACCCAAAGTACGTTACGGCGGGTCAGGCGTCATTCGGAAGGCCAGAGCGAAAAACGACCGAGGTCCCTGCCCACAGGAGGTTTTAACCGATGAACACTGAAGAAACCCTAAAGGACGAAGAAGCGTTGATTGGCGGGATCCTTTGCAACCCAGAGACAATCTACCAAGCGGCAGAGCACGTTGACAGCAAGTCATTCATTTCCAGCGGGTTTGGGTTGGTTTTCCAAAGCATCCAAACGATGCTTCAGTCTGGATTGCCGGTTACTAGGGCGAATGTGGCGTTGGAGCTCACTAGGGTTAAATCGGTTGATGCGATCGGAGGCGTCAAGAGGCTCATTGAACTACTCGAAGACGGTCAGCCCCATCATGTGGTTTACTACGCAGAGCAAGTTGCAAAGCACGGAAGACGTCGGAGGCTAAGAGATTTCATTGAGGACATCCGAAGTAGATCGGAGGATCCGGCATTGGACCCGTTGGAGTTAGCTTCCGAAATGGCTCAGGCTGTTGGCATCATGGGCGGCGACGACTCCAACCAGAAGCAGATCGGGCAAGTAGTGGTTGAGTTTTTGGAGCAATGCGAACAAAACAAAAAGATTGGCAAGGAATCTGTTTTATCGACTGGACTGGGACCACTGGACACCGCTCTTGATGGTGGGCTACCAGCGGGGTATATCACGATCGGAGCGAGGCCATCGATCGGTAAGTCTGCCTTTGGGTCAGAGATTTGCTATCGAGTTGCCAAGCAAAATGTGCCGACGTTGTTTGTTAGCTTGGAAATGAACTTTAGACAAATTGCCTCAAGGTTTGTTTTGAGGTCTTCGACCATGACGACAGCGGACCTGAACCGACTGACATACACGCAAGACCAGATCGATCAGGCGTTTTCTAGTGCGTTGCGTGATGCTAGCGTACCGATGGATTTCTGGCATAAACCAGGGGCAACGATCGCCAAGATTGAATCTAGGATCCGCTCCGACATCGCCAAGCGAGGTTGTCGGCTGGTTGTGATTGACTACATCCAACTTGTAAAGGCTCCAGGGTTTACCGAGCCTAGGATGCGTGTAACGCATGTCTCAAACGAGATCCAGCGGATAAGCAAAGAGTTGAATATCCCGATCGTGATGCTGGCCCAGGTTGGCAGGCAATCCGAGGGCGCGATGCCGGAACTAAACGACCTGAAAGAATCTGGAAGCATTGAAGAAGATTCCGACGTTGTTATACTTCTCCACAGGGAGAAGCGGGACAGCGAGGATCTTATCGCCAAGGTTGCAAAACAGCGAAGCGGTGAAATCTCCGAAGCTGGTTTGGCGATGCGTCGAGGTGTTGTTATGTCCCCAGCAGAGTTGGGGCAAGAGTTTCATGGTGATTTTGCGAAAGGGTCTTATTGATGGACTTTCAAAGGGAGATAGAACGCAATCGGTTTAACATGCACGCATCTGCGGCGATCGGTGGGGTTTTCGGTGAGAATCAAACCAGCCGGGAACAGATCGCTAAAGCATTTGAAATAGCAACTCAAATGATGCTTGTGGAATCGCTTGCATGGGAGTCGTACTTACTACGCAAAGCACAAGCAACGATCGACATCAAGCGAAAGGAACAGGGTTTAACCTAATGCCAAGATCAATCCTAACAACATCGCAGCCTCAAGCCTTGATCGACGAGGCCAAGCGACAAGCATCCGCCGAGGGTTTGAACCTCTCGGAGTTTGTAGGCAACGCGATCCGCAAAGCGATCGACAAGCCATCGAAGAAGATCGACAAAGAGATCCAAAAGCAGGTGCGGTATAAGCCACGGGGGGCGAAGTGACGGAAACAAAAAAGGATCTGCAGCGTTGCATCGATAGCCTTGAGAGGCGATTAGCCAAGGCGATCATCGAGCGTGACGAGGCGAGAGGCAGGGCGGCTTGGTATCGTGCCAAGTTGCTTGGATTCGTAACGACAAGGTGGATTAAGCAGGAGAGGGAAAGCGATGGCGTTTAAAGAGGGCGATGTGGTTGTCTGGGAAAAGAAGCCTGATGAGAACTGGACGGTAGTTCACCAGTTGGACAGTGAGTCGATTTATATCGTTCGGCATGAGCGTGGAGGGTTTGTGTCGATTCGCGTACCGATCAGCGAGATCAAGCCATTCAATCAATACAACATGGTCAAGCAAGCAGTACGCGAGGTCTTGCTAAGCGATGAGTTCTTGACGGCATTCGCGGCGGCTTGGGTTAAGACACCGCTGATTCACAAGTCCGAAATGAACTTGACCATTGACCCGATTACCGGGACTGAAAGCGAAGCGTACTATCTCGACAAACTGAAAAAAGGAGAGGCGAAGTAATGAGCGACGCAGTAAACAAGCCATCACATTACAACCAAGGATCTATCGAGTGCATCGAAGCGATGAAGATCGTTTTAACTCCCGAAGAATTTCGCGGATACCTTAAGGGCAACGTCTTTAAGTATCTTTGGCGTGAGAAAGACAAAAACGGCATCGAGGATATACGCAAAGGCAAGTCGTATTTTGATCGTCTTATCGATCTGGTCGATGAAAGTGAACAACAGAAATCGGCTGATCTTCAATCGCTTCCAGCCATGCCTATTGATGGTCGCAGGAACAGCGACAAGATTCCCGAAGGCTATCGCAAGCTTAAAGATTCATCGGAAGAGCCAAGGAAACTCGGCGATCTTCGCTGGAGCATTTCTCAGAAACGCTACGTCGAAATCGGCGAGGAAGAAATCGGCTATGCCAACCGCGACAACTGGTCAGCGTGCAGGAAGGTCGAACCAGTTGTTAAGCAATCCCTAACAACTGAACCTCCCGTTGGTTTGCGATTCAGGCATTGGCCTAGTGATTCGCAAGAATCTTCGACACCTGAACCCCCCGATGGTTGGAGATTCTTGGAGTTTGGCGAAGTGTTGAGGAAGGGCGATAATCGCTACAAGAACTTCGTTTATTGGGACTTAGAACGAGGCCACGTTGGCGACTTGGTTTCGGACAGCTTTAATACGGGATTCATCCGTCGCAACCGCTTTGAGGTTGGCGAGAAGGTGATTGACTGTCGAACCGGAGCGGTGTCAACTGTCCAGCACACTGATAAGCAGTACCCGATTGTTTTTCTTGAAGGTGTCACCAATGGAGTCGAATCAAAACACCTTGCCCCCTACATCGAGGCGACAGAATGATCTACATCGGCATCGACCCTGGACCCGAAGAGCATGGCGTAGTTTGGTACGATTCGGAGGCCAAGCGAGTGATCAGGGCAGAGAATCTGATTACAACCAATCTAGTCCCGCTGCTTTTTGACTTCGACGGCATCGTTGGTTGCGAGTGGATCGAGTCCTACGGCATGGCAGTTGGCAAGTCAGTCTTTGAAACGTGCCTTGAAATCGGCCGGCTAGTCGATGCCCCCAAGCAACTGAGGCTTATTCCTCGGCGGTTGGTCAAGTTGCATCTATGCGGGACCATGCGGGCCAAAGACCCGAATGTTCGCCAAGCGTTGATTGACAAGCTAGGGACCGTAGGAACCAAGAAGAGCCCAGGGCCCTTGCACGGAGTCGCGGGGCATCTGTGGTCGGCTCTGGCGATCGCGGTTTACGCTGCGGAGTGCGTCGAGAGCGATCAGGAATACAGGCCTAAAATTTCTTAAAAAAATTTCCCGAATTTCTTTCCGAGTGGACTTGCAAGGGTCGATGATTGTAATACAATCTAGGGGCAAGCGACGCACAACGCGACGCAAGACACTAACCGGAGACGATGAAAGATGAAGTTTGCAAAGAATCAAATTGTTCGAGGCGTGGCAGCAGGTCGATTTGTAGTTGTTTCGAGCAAGATTCGCGAGGCCGACAGTTGCGAAGTTGTGACAGTAAAGCAAATCAGCCCAGAGGGTTTTGTCAGTAGTTCGACGATGCGACTTCCGGCAGATTGCTTAGTCGCTGAATAGAACCCCACAACAGCCAATGCCGGGATAGGCTCCGGCAAACGGAGGAATAAAGATGGCAACAAAACAAATCCAATACGAAGAGCTACGGCATTTTGGCCCTGAGAACTTCTGCAGTATGGTTGACATGCCAAGCACGAAGCGAGTCAGCAAGACCACGACCGATCGATTCGACAGGCAGACGGAGCGAACCGTGTTCTATCGCGGGTCGAAGATTCTCGGCATGCAAACGCGGTCGGCTTGCGGCTATCGGTACTACATTCGCAAGGGCTAACATGACCAAATCCAAACGCGGCGGCAAACGCAAGGGGGCAGGGAGATGAGCAAGCAATGGAACGTAATCAGCCTAGGGGCGGGCGTGCAATCGTCAACAATGGCACTAATGGCGAGCCGTGGCGAACTGCTTGACATCCAAGTTGACTTTGCGATTTTTGCCGACACGCAGGACGAATCGAAAAAGGTCTACGATTGGCTTGATTGGCTTGAGGGTCAATTGAGATTTCCGGTCTATCGGGTAACCAAAGGGAAGTTGAGCGAGCATGTTTTGATGATGCGAACAAAGAAAAACGGTGCGGTCTACAGCAAGTCAGACGTTCCGTTTTACACGCTCGGAAAAGACGGAAGCGAGGGCATGATACCATTCAGGACATGCACCGCAGATTTTAAGATTCAACCGATACTCAAAGAGCTTCGCAATCGATGCGGAATTAAGCGAGGGCAGAAGGTGCAAACCGTCACTAGCTTAATCGGCATAAGTTACGATGAGCAGCAACGCATGAAAGATTCGCGGGATGCTTGGGTTGTCAACCGATGGCCTTTAGTCGAATTAAAAATGAGGCGGTACGATTGCCTTGAGTGGATGAGACGCAACGGATACCCAGAGCCACCTAGGTCTAGTTGTGTCTATTGCCCATTTCATCGAAACGCGGAATGGAGGCGACTGCAAACCAAAGAGCCCGAAGAATTCCAGAAGGCGGTGAAGTTCGAGAGAGACTTGCAGGTAGCGAAAGCGAAAAACGATGAATTTAAGAGCGTTCCGTTTTTGCACAATTCACGCAAACCCCTTGACCAAATTGACTTTCGGTCGGACGTTGAGCGGGGGCAAGGCTTGCTGGATTTTCAGGACGAGTGCGACGGGATGTGTGGGGTGTAGCATGAAAAAACAAGCTAAGCGAACGTACAGCGACGACGTTTTTTATGACGTTTGGCGAATCGGCGGCAACGTCGATCAGGTCAACTCGGATCGAGTCGAGGACTGTTACTACCAAGGCATTGAATCGCAGCAAGCGGCTAGGATCGAAACCGAAGCCCAAAGGAAAAACATCGAGGGTGCAGATTGCGAAACAACGGAGGGCAAATGAAATCCAAACGCGGCGGCAAACGCAAGGGGGCAGGGAGCAAGCCCAAGCCGATCGACCAAACCAAGCCGGTCCAAAAGGGCTTTCGATGCTCGCTAGAGGTCGGTGCGTTTTTGGCGGAAGTCGGAACGGGCGTGATCGAGGATCTGATCAAGGCGTCTGAGGCGTTCAAAAGATGGGGTAAGGGCAAGTGATCGCCCCAAAGCCGGTATGGTCTCCGGCGGTGGCAATCCCTTGCATTCGCTAATTTTCTTGCTAGGATGAGGCATCCTTTTTTTACGGGGTGCTTCATGAAGTTGAACGAAATTCTAAAATCCAAGCGAGTTTGGGCCGTTGTTGGCACGATCGCGGTGGTGGTCCTCAAGGACCGAACAAGCCTATCAGAGCAGCAGATTTTGGAAATCGTCGCGTTGATTTCCGCTCTTGTCGTCGGCGATTCTCTTCGCCCGATCACCCCAAAGCCTGACGAGGTGGCCAAGTGAATCTGCTTTCCTTCGAAAAAATCCAGACCGAATCCAAAAAGCATGAGCAAACCTTCGCGGATTGCTACGCTGAGGCTGACGGCAATACTCGCGTCGCCCGAAAGTTGCTTCGGCGAAAACTGGTTGCGACTTACGGACTGGATCCGGCAACGATCGCGCTGATTTTTGCCCTAATCCAGTTGGCTTTCAAGGCTTGGAAGTGGGCGAAGGATAACGGCTATCTGACGGCCTACGCTGCTAGCGAAGTGCCGATGGGTTACTTGCTATCGACTGCTTACGACGCAGGCGAACTTGACGGTGACGACGAAGAAAACTAGCCCTCGCCAACCCGATCTTTCCCACGAGATAAGGCGTCGGAGAGTTGGCAGGGCTCTGAAATGGAGTTGAGAATGAGCGATCCCAAACCGCAAGAAACAAACTACCTCCCGCTGATTTTAGTCGGCGTGGTTTTGTTTTTTGCGTTACGTCAACCAAGGGAAGGGGGTAATCCATCTGATACCGGTCGAGTAGAGACGGTTGTGAAATCGACTTTCCCCTCGATCCGGTCGGCTTATCGCGATGCGTTTCTTGAGGCGGCCAAGAAGATCGAATCGGGCGAGATCAAGAATCAAGAGCAATGGACGAAATGGATCGCTGACAACGCAGGAGCGAAGCAGCGAGAAGCCTTGGACAAGGTGTACACGGCCATTGACGAATTGAAGCTACCGGCTGACTTCGCTGGCAAGGAAAAAGAGATTGCCGAGGTCAATCGCAGGATCGGGGGGGCTTGGTAGATGGGTTGCAATGTGCCGAAAATTAAAAAAGCATGTTTGCCAACTTCGGTCCCGCCACCGCGAAAAGCGGAAGCATCCAGCAGCGACGATGCCACAAAAAAACCATCGGCTATCGATTGGTTATTTGATCCTTTTGGGATTGGCCTAGTGGTTGGATCGACGCTTTTTGAGTCGGCGAAAGTGGAGGATCATCGCGATGGATGATCAGCCCCAGGACCAACTTCTTACTGAGATTCGCAGCATTGCCTGGAACGAATCTATCTGGCACGTTTTGGCGGTATTCTCGCTGGGCATCAATGCAATTCTCGCTGCTGGCCTTGGGGTTGTTGAGTGGAAGACCGAAACCCGGCTCCGATCTTTGGAGGCTCAGTTGGCTGACTATCAGAGCGACAAGTGGAAGATTCGAGAGGCACTCGAGAACGCCAAAACCGCTTTGAATCGGACCAAGAATCAAGAAGTCCGGCAAAGCGAGATCATCGTTTACTTGGATCGAGTCTCGGATAAACTGAGGGCGAAATAATGGCGCAGAAAAATTTTTGGGCGTGGCTGAACATGGGTCGCGATGGCCAACCGATTGACGGCGAATCGGGCAGCGGTCAGCAGTATTTTGCTGCCGAGGATCGCAAGCCAAGTAAACTCTGGAATGTGGCTTACTGGGCTTTCTACGGGACAATAAGCGTGGTTTTCTTTTTGCCAATGATCTTCGCCTTGATCGTTATTGAGATCGGAGATTGGATCGATTCGGTCCTCGATTGGCTTGACGAAAAAAGGGGCTAATCGTGGAATTTACCGGCTACAATCCAGAGCTCGAGCGTCGCGACGAGATCGCTAACACAGCGACACCGATGGGCTTTCGCATGAGCGATTTCCAGGCACCTGAGGAGGTCGATCCAAGGCCATTGGTAAGGCACGATAAGCAGTTCAATATGGGCTCTTGCGGTGGCTTTGGCAACACCAACACCGGCGAATATCTTTGGGCTTTGAAAACCGGAACGGTTAGCGACGAGAGGCAGTTCAGCCAGTTGTTTTCCTACCTTGAGGCACAGCGGCTCGATGGTTTGCTCGGTCGCGATGCAGGATCGACGATTTCAAGCGGATTGAAAGTTAGCAAGGACATCGGTTACTTGCCACTTTCAGAGCTTGAGTACAAAACGCCGTACCCATCAAATGCTAGGACATTGATTACCGGTGCGATGCGGAAATCGGCGGGACGCTTTAAGATTGAGAGTCACACTTGGCTTGAGTCTTACGATGGGATGTTTCAGTACTTCGCGTCGCAATGCGGAGGCTGTTTCGCTGGAACTGCCTGGAACGATTCTTTTTACTCAAAAAACGGCACGCTGGAATCGATCAGTTTTACCCGTTCAGACGGTGGACATGCGTATGCTTTTCTGGGCTACTCCAAGCGGAAAGATTCCAAGGGTCGCAACTACATTTGGCGATTAAACAGCCACAACGATTCTTGGACTGAGATTGCCCCATCGGTCATAGATACGCTTTTCAGGCACAATTACACTTCGATTGTCGGAGTTAGTGACTTGCTGACGCCCGGCCCCCGCGTTGTCCTCTGGAAACAAGCGAGGCCACTGGGATGATTTTGGTTATCGGTCTATTTGTCTTTGCTTTGCTGGTTGCCATCGCTGCGGAGTCTGACGGCGGAGGGCCAACGATATGAGCGAAAAACACCTTCCGGCATTTCGGCGAGAGAAACAGGACAACGGAACAACTAGCGTCGGCGTTGATGGCCGGCAATACACCTCGGTAGACCGTAGGTATAAGTGCTGGATGCTTAACGGCGTCCCGGTGGACAAACCGACTGAGCAACGGCACGAAATACACCACGGGCCGAGGCTTTTGTTGATGGGTGCGATATGAACGAAAAAGGAGTTGCTATCGTGATTGGAACATGCTTGGTTTTGGTTTGGTTATTCGGTGGCACACCTGCAAAAAAGGTCGAGCCGATTCCCGTTGATGGGCTGATTGAATCGGTCGCAAGCGTTCAGCAATCCTTGACCGTTGACCATTCTTCCGACGTTGGCAAAATGGTCCCCAACTCTTCGGAAAATCCGAATAGTTCGAGCCCCTCCGATCGTCACGAAAAGGCCAAGCGAGAAATAATAATCTTCACGTCGAAGAACTGCCCGCCGTGCGATCGGTGGAAGCGATGCGAACAAGCGAAGTTTGAGGCGGACGGATGGGCGGTAGCGTACTGCGAAGACCACAACTACCCGCTAACGCCTCACTTTTTAATCGAGTCAAGCAACAAGCAAACGGAGCATCGAGGCTATTTACCTTTTGAGAGAATTGACGAGGTGGTGAAGTGAACTTGATTTTGGCACAGATTTCTCAAGAGGCGGCTTTGGGCATCGGTACGGCGATGATGACAACGATGTGCGGCGTTGTTTCGTTTCTTTTTGCTTACGTCATGAAGTTCGTTTCTGACACGAAATCGGACTTGAAGGAATGCAAAGAGGACAGGGACGTTCTTCACGAAAAGTTACACGCTCTCGCTCTCGAAGTCGGAAAGAATGCAAAGGGCCAATAATGCAAACACTCATCGACGAATTAAGGAAGCCTGAATACCAAGGCAAGACCGACCAGCAAGCAGCGGACCTGATCAACGCCAAGATGGTGACGGTCAGAGTTTTGGTTGACCTTTGGCAGATTGAAGAATACGCAAGGCGAAACGGAATTCGGCAAGCCCTTAAGCGAGCCGAAGGAAACCCAGAGCACGATTGTCAAGGCATCGCGATCGACATCTTGGCTTATATCACCTCACCCAGAACTGAAAAGCTCGACGTTGATTTGCATGAGACGCAAGCAATGTTTGGTGCTATGGTTTCTTGTGGTTTCGCGACTCAATTTCATGTCAAGGAGATGATGGACTTAGCAAACGAAACCAAGCGATGGGTCGATTTCAGTAGCGTTGGCGATCAATCCGCCGATTCGATCCGAGTCGCAAGAGAAGTAATCAGTGGGTTGAGGCAGCGTAAAGATAATTTGTTAAAGGCTGGCTCGTTGCGTTGGAACGATTACGTTCAATCTGTCGATTCCTTAACGCTCGAAGATCCCGACCCGGAGTTGTAGACGATGCCTTTAGCAGCAACGTGCCAATGGGAAGTCCGCACAGGAGGCTCAGACGACAACGGAGGAGCCTTTAATTCCGCCGCAGCGGGAACTGACTATACACTCCAAAATTCAGCGCAAAAGACCGGCACTGATTTGACGATGCACCCAACCTTAAATACCAGGGTTCAGCCAGTTCTTGCCGGTGTTGCTGCTGCTGATGTAGGCAACGTGATTCAAATTCGTGCCGGTACTGGATGGACTGTTGGGTGGTATGAAATCACGGCTCAAGATGGAACATATTGGACGTTAGATCGCAGTCCGGCTGCTGCTGGTTCAGCAAACCTTGGAACCTACAATATGGGAGGAGCCTTGTCCAGCCCAGGAAAACTGGGTGAGGCATTAGCCAACAGCAACAGCAGAGCAAGCGGCATGATCTGTTGGATCAAGTCGGGAACCTACACGATTACTAGCACGACTGCAAATGTTACGGGCGGCAGGGTTTCGTTGCCGTCTTCGATCATGCTACGAATCGAGGGTTACGACAACACAAGAGGCGATCTTGGAACGAAGCCTGTAATCTCCGCTGGCACTCAGACTTCTTTCACGATTTTCACTACTAACGGGGACTTTAACAGCAAGCAACAGTTTGTTGTGAATCTTGAATTCAATGGCAATTCACAAACGAGCGTCAGAGGTATTTCTTGTGTGGTTAATGGCTACAGGGATCGCATATGGCGATGTCGATCTAAGAATTGCAATAATGTTGGATTCTTTGGGCAGGCTGAATTTATTGAATGTATTGCAGAATCTTGCAACATTGGCTTACAACCGTCATCACACTCCAGTCTTTATGGATGCGTTGCCTTTTCTTCGACTTCCGACGGTTTTTTGTTAGGTTCAACGCAGGGACAATCCGTGGTAAATTGCTTAAGTTACAGCAACGGTGGCAAGGGCTTCAACACAACGACTGGTTTTCCACACACGTTTATCAACTGCGTTGCTCACGGCAACACTGCCGACGGATTCGATTTTCAAACCTACGGTATGCAAGTTGCAATTAACTGCCTTGCAACAAACAACGGTGGCTGGGGCTTTAACCTTTCCAACCGAGACACGTTTTTAATCAATTGTGCAGGTCGCAGCAATACGACAGGCAATGTTGATACAACAACAGTTCCGTTTATCAATCAAGGCTTTGTTACGCTCACCGCAGATCCTTACCAGAATGCTGCTGGTGCAGATTTCCGACTAAATAACAATGCCGGTGGCGGAGCAGCTTTGCGAGGATTGGGTATCGGCGTGACAGGCCAAACAGACTCGCAAGATATTGGTGCGGTTCAGACTGCTGCTGGATCTAGCGGTGGCGGCGGATTGATACTACCTAGGCCAATGAACGGGGGCTATTCAGCGTGAAGCGAAAATTCAAAGGCGGACTAACTTCGGTTTCATTGCCTGTTTTTATTGCCGATACATCGAGCACGACGGGCGGCGGATTGTCCGGTGTAACGTCGGCATCCAGCGGCTTGGTGCTGGAGTATCGACGAGCGGGCCAATCGACTTGGACAAGCGTAACGCCTCAAGCAGGAAAGACCCTGGGCAGCTACCTATCGGGCGGCATCGTCGCGGATGGGTCGCTAGCGGGTGCGTATGAAGTCGATTTTCCCGATGCTGCATTCGCTTCGGGTGCTCGCATGGTTGTTTGCCGGGTCAGAGGCGTGACAAACATGCTAGCGGTACTTATTGAGATCGAGCTTGATGCGGTGGATTACCAGGTCGACGCTTTCGGCGCAATCAAGCCAACCACAGCGGGCAGGACGCTCGATGTTTCGGCGGGAGGTGAGGCTGGAATTGACCTAGCTAACGTCGGATCACCGACCACTACGGTCAATCTTTCGGGCGTGACGATCAAGACAGCAACCGACGTCGAAACCGACACGCAAGATATTCAGAACCGATTGCCAGCGGCGTTGGTCGATGGTCGAATCGTGGCGTTGGCTCAGGCGGTCGGCGACAAGACAGGCTACACAGCAACGATCAGCGATAAGACAGGATTCAAGCTAGCCTCCGATGGCCTTGCGTTGGTGACGGCATGGACCGTTGGCATCACGGGCAATCTTACCGGCAACGTGACTGGCTCAGTCGGATCGATCAGCGGGGTGAGTTTCCCGGCCAACTTCAGCCTTCTCGGCATTGGTGGAACCGGAGCAATTCTGCTGGTAGATACAGTCGACGAATTAGCGGCAGGGGCACTTACGGCCAACGGAGCCGTCGATTCAATACCCCCTGCCGTCTGGAACGCGTCGACGACTGACACCTACGTTGACGGCTCATTCGGCGATCGATCGCTAATCAGCAAGAACAACACTCGAGAAGTAGCGGTGACAGGCAGCAATCACGTTGCAGCGGTCTTGCACGACGCCGAGCCCAATTCGATCCCTGAGGATGCGTTTGTGACTGGGGCATTGTCGGCTAGGGCATTGGCAGCGGATGCAGCGACGGAGATCGCAGCAGAGGTAGGAGCACTCCAGGTTTTGACGCGGCTAAATTCCATGATCGAAGATAATGGAGCGGGTCAATTCCGTTTCGATACGATTGCCTTGGAGATGGCTCCAGCGGGCGGTGGCGGTGGCGGGACTGACTGGACTGCTAACGAGCGTTCAGCGATCAGGGCTATCCTTGGCGTTCCTGCCAGCGGGACTACGCCGACCGATCCGACGACTGGGATTCTTGATACCATTCGAGATTCGGTAGGAGCTATTGGCATAAACGTCTACCCGGTTTCCGCATCGACCCCCGAGCGTGTAGCAGGGACTACGATCACGTACTATCGAAACGAAATTAGATCGGTATCGGTGGTCACTGATTTCACGCTGACGAGCCTTACGCTAACCTTCACGGTCGAAGACTCGGAAGGTACCGACCTACTGACGATCGCTAACGCGTCGATTAGTCGATCAGACAAGACGTTTACGGTGTCGATCGGTACGGCAGTAACAGCGACGATCAGCAACTACCGATGGGCACTCAGGGACATTACAGGCGGATCCAATAGCGTTATTGCAAGGGGCGTTCTTTCGGTGCAGGAGGCGGCTAGCAATGGCTAAGTTGTGTCGCTGCGGAAAGATTGTCAAAGACAGGTGCGATTGCAGTAGCGGTCAATCTGTCAATCGTCGCAACGTGACAAGCGAAGGGCATGGACAAGATCATCGCTTGGCATCGGAACGATACAGAGCGAATCATCCCTTATGCGAGCGGTGCGTAATGCTTTATGGTGCGATGGATGCCAAGCCATCGAAGGACATGCACCATATCCACTCGATTCGGTCAGCACCTCACTTGCGAATGAGCCCTGATAATTGGCTCGCTGTTTGTGGGCCTTGCCATGAGGATATAGAGGGTGATCCAATGCAGGGCATGGAAATCAAGCGATGGTCGGAGCGTGCGTATAGCGAAGCGTTAGAGGGCTCTAGCAGTGTGAAACCGGGGGTATCCGAAAAGCTTGGATCGACTGTCGCCGAT